TTGCCCACATGTAGCGGGTTGTTTGCTGGAGTGAATCTTTTGGATCAAGTTTGGTTGCGACAGATGCAGCCTGCGGAAACTCTCTTTTACCAATCCGAACCGAATTCGGTCCTTGTACGAAATCTGTCCCTCTTTTGACAAGATCAGCCCCGACAACAGGCGCATTTGGAGTGATACTTCCGCTTTCCAAATCGAGAAAATACTTGTTTGACAGTGCGAAATCTGGCGTCTTACTGATAACTTGACTTTTGGGATTAATCGCAATCTTTCCGCTCTTCGTGAAGACCGCGTCGTATCCATCCGCGAACGCTTCCGTTGCATCATCATATCCAAGTCTCGCTACAGAACCAAATTTAATTTTGGTGGGATCATCAGTACGAAGATAGTAAGCTTGTTTACCTGTGTTAGCTCCCCTAGTTTCTGAAAACAGCTCATCTAGTTTTGTAGGCTTCTCATTGATGAAGAATTGTTTTGGTGCAACAGAAGTTGCAGCTTCTTCAGTGAGATTAGAGATTTTCTTGGTTCCTTGCAGATAGCCTCGAACAGTGTCAGAAATAGTATCTGCATCCTGCCCAAGATCACGTCCTGCTTTCACCTGCCGCTTGATGAATTCAAACATCGCTTGCCCGGTGACTTCCCCACCTTCTGCAAGATCATTGAATTTCAGCGCAAGAGTATCAAAGGCAGTTTTTTCTGCACGGGTTTTGATGGATTTGAAAGCGTCGCTGGTGTCCAATACTACGGTCCGCAGCTTACCATCCTGACGATATTGGAAGTTTGTATTCCAGAAATCATCAGGTAGTTTAAGAATGTTCTCCGTAAATGTCAGAGTCTCATCTGCTTTAGTGAGTCCCAGATTTTGTGGATCAAATACTGTATCGTATAACCTACGATTAGACTCAATCTTACTTTGCGCTTGCTTGAGAATACCACGACTTGCTCCTGCTTCTAGAAGTCCACCAACAACTCCACCAAACGCAGCACCAGTTGCAATGTTGATCAAGAAATCTTTGTAATCCTGGCCTTCGAAAATGGGAGAATCATTCATGCTTGCAGCAATTGCAAGTTCTGCCGCTGCACTGGTTAGCGTATTGTCGGCAATACTCCAGGCCATTTGTGCACGTTTGGCGCTTGTAATCGAACTAGTAATAGTTCCGCCAGTTCGGCCGAGCTCCGCCATTGCTTTTTCAAAATAGGCATTTTTCCTACTTGCGGCAAAGTTAAGTCCTCTACCAATCGCACCGAGGGCCTCACCGCTCTGAGCAAGTTTAAGAGCTTTAACTCCAATTCCGCCGGGGATGAAACTTGTGCCAACAAATCCAGCAAAATCAATTGCTTCCTTGTTATCGTCATAGTAATCTCCCCAAGAAGAATCATATCGACGAATGACATCAGCCGTATCTACAGCTTCTTTCCCGTTGTAGTCAAGGAAAGTGTTGTAGATTGATAATCCACCAGAGATTGCTGCGTCTGGAATACCTTTAGTCAACGCATCAGTAATACGGGAAAATGTTCCCGTCTGCGCATCAATAGTATCCGACCCAAGAACAACTGGAGAGGAATAATCAGGCATTTATTTCTTTCTTATCGCATACCAAACGGAGTGTCACCAAACGGCGGATTCACTTTCCGTGCTTCAATTGCACGCTTCATCAGAGCGTTTTCTAATGCTGAAGGATTCATGAGGTCAACCTTTCTACGATTGACTTCTCCATCCATAGTGTAGATATACGATTCTTGCACTGGCAAAGAGAACAGAGTGTATCCATTCATCTGGCGATTCCATGCAGAAGCTGCGGAAATAAAGACAGAAATATCAGCGGCCGCCTTCTGTGGCGTAACTTGCTTGGTTTCTACTTGCTTTGCAATAGCACCGAAAATCTGCTGTTGTTGCTCTGCAGTAAGATTCTCACCTTTGACTGAGTCGGTAGAAAGAAGTGCTTGAATGTTTTGTGTGACAAGATTATTCTTCAATCCTGCAAGTTCAGGACGAACGTTGATTGCTCCAGTAAAGGCTTTCATTGGAGCGACATAAGGATTGTAGACCTTATCCCACTGTGAAGAAGAAAGATCAGTCTTGTCTGTTGGACTCCGCATGGAATCAATGACGGAGTTCTCATAAAGAGAATATCCTGCAGCTTTTGATTCTGCAGAATTCATCTTCTTTCCTTGAGCCATCGCAGCTTTTTCTACTGTGCCTTGATAGCCGGCCCCAGCCTCTGCAAGTTTCTGAGCAGTAAGATAGGTTGAAGCACCACCAGTGGCAGTAATACCATTCCTGCTTCCGTTGCCAAGATAGAAACCTAACGATTTCTGCAAATCTTCGCCCATTTGGCCGGTGGTTGCAGCAGTCAGCCAGACATCTTGATCTTTCTTATTCTGCAGAGTTCTAAGTCTACGAACTGTCATTGGCTCCTGCATTCCTAAGGAATCAGAAACCATCTTGAGTCGTGCATCTAACCTAGCAGTATCTTCCGCTTCTAAGGCCTTTGCATCAGATTGAGCTTTCTTTGCAAGATTACGAAGTTGAGCATTTTCTTCTCGATCTTGCAGAGTAATGATCGTGCCAATCGTAGACCTAGCATTGTCTCCCATCTTATCGGTGAGAGCAATAAGCTGCAATCTCTGACTTGCATTGGCAGAAAGATTTCTAGCTTCCTCTTCAGAAAGCTTGGCTTGTGCCATAGTGGCATTGTTCTTCGCAGTGTCGAGTTCAACACTCTTCATCTGGTCTGCAGTGTTGGCAACTAAAGTGTTCTTAGCTGCTGCAAGCATTGCAGTCTTTGTAGAAACATTCTGGAGTGCTGTGTCTTCTGCATCTGCAAGAGCGTTATTCTTTGCAGCAAGCTGTGGAAGTTTGATTTGGTTGACCAGATATTGCAGAGGATCATCAAGGAGGCCAACTGAATTGGCTTGGTCAAATTCGGCCCGGGCTGAAACTCTAGCATTCTTTGCAGCTTGTGCAGTTGCTAGAGAAGTTTCAATCTCATTTCCTGTGACAGAAGGATCGAGATTAAAAGACTTTTGCAGTTGCTCCCCAAGGACCCGTTGCTGATATGAAATCTCTGCAGTTCGAGCTGCAATATCCGCTGCTCCCTGGACGGCAACTTGTTGCCCAACAATTCCTGCTGCTCGCTTTGTAGCGGCATCTTTTTGAACGGCACTTACTTCGTTCGCACCTTGTTGAATGTTTGCATTTTGCTGTTGGTTATTTCCAAGAAGCATTCCTAGAAGGGTTCTAGAATCGAACAAGCCCCCATTAGGAATTCCAGTTCCAACATTACCTGCATCATCAGCCATGGTTTCTCCTAACGACCCGTCGGGATAACTGCTGCCGTTTTTTTTAGATAATCCCTAGTTTCCTTTGGAAGGTTGTCCATTTGGAACCGAGCTTTCGGCCCAAAATTATACATTGCATCTTCAACTGCAGGATCAGTCGAATAGTTGCGCAACCTCTTAATGTATGCTGCACCCACTCGAATCTGATCTTGAGGTTGCAAACCTTCCAACTTTGTATTCTCAGGAATCAAACCAGCTTCAATCACATCCTGCAATGCGATTGGAGTAACTTGCATGATTCCTCGAGCGTTCTTAGGACTGATTGCATCCACCTTTACTTTGGTAAGATTTGCAGCACCTTCAGGACTTCCTGAATTCTCAGCCCTAATCTTTCTCCAAAGAGAATCTTCAGGAATGCCAAATTCGGCTGCTGCATCAGCAACCATGGGCTTCATTTCTTCGATAGAAATGAATTTGCTAGAAGAGCCAGGAATAGGATTACTTGCCATTTTGCACCGCCGCAGGAGTATGGAAGTGATTCTTCAATTCATCAAAGAATCGAACACCCAAAGATTGCACAACATCAGCTGGAATCACATATTCACCTTGTGAAAGCCTAGCAGGGATTGAATCACTCGTGCCAGTTCCAGGACCTGCTACTTGTCCTCCACGAGAATAACCCGTCCCAGAATCCCCCACTCCAACCCCACCTGCTCCAGAATCTCCAGGTCCTGAAGTTCCAGTAGAAGTAGAGTCTCCACTTTCTCCAACTGCTCCCATTCCAGTAGATGTTCCAGGAGCACCAATAGCTTCTGCCATTCCAGAACTACCTTGTGGACCTTGATCGCCAACTGCTTGCGAAGCTGTTCCATTGTCAGTTCCAGACAATCCAAGAGCTTGAGAGATTGCAGCGATCGCTTGGGCTAATGCAGATTGTGGAGGAGTAACTCCAGTGATTGACTGAGTAGCATTAATTGCTGCCATTCCAATTGGACCAACAACTGCACTCATCGTTGCATTTCCAACTGCATTACCAATAGCATTCCCAACTGCTACGGATTGTGCAGGATCGATGGAATTGATTGCTGAAGTATTTGATTCTTGACCAGGACCAGAATCAAGAGTGAGAGGACCAAAAGTTAATTCATCCTGTCTACGACCAGGATTTAATGCTGCACGAGGAGATTGAACTGCTTGATTTTGCTGTGGCTGTAAAGGATCGTACGTGGGAGCAGAACTTCTACGACCACCACCAGAACGAATAATGCCACCATCAGCATATGTACCAGCTTTATCTTCACGAAGTGCATTAGTTTTTCTGGGATTAACGCCAGAGTCTAAATCTTTTGGATCAATCACAAGAACAACTGCAGCTTGGTTTCCTGAACTGGAACCTTTTACTGCATCAGAACTTAAACCACCACCAGTTCCACCAGATTTAACTGGACCTTTAGTTCCAACTTTCGGTTCAACCCTGCCACCATCCGCATAAGCTTGTGGAGTTCCAGGAGCATTAACTGGACCTTTAACCACTCCACCCATTGGATAGTCCCGGTTATCATCCATTTCCCAGGATGCATCAAGTGGATCATCGGGAAAATCACCATCATTAGATAATTTCTTCTCATCACGACCAACTAAACCACCATCTGCCATTCCAAAGAAGCCAGAAATGTCATCAAGAGGAATATCTCCTGCAACATTTCCGCCAACATCCCCAACAATGTTACTTCCTACATCACCAAGCAAATCTCCTGCTGAGCCGCCAGCATCTAAGAAACTTCCAAAGCCACCACCAATATCAGAAGCAGAGCCAAAGTTGAAGCCTGCATCAGTAAATTGAGCCGGGGCCCCAGTATCAAAACCTACTCCAGGATTGAAGTCAGGTCCAATAATCGGAGCGGCTGCATCACCTGTTCCAAACACTGAATCCAGAGCAGATTTTCCTTTGTTCAGAATTCCTTTCCCCGTATCAGAACCTAGCAATTTTGAACCGAGTTGAAGAATGGCAAGATTCTGCGCTGCCTTTCCAGTGTTCGTGCCACTAGTTTGATCAGTACGTTTATTTCCACCTGCAATTCCTTGTGCTGCTTGGAGTTGCATCTGTTGATTATTCTGCTGCAGTTGAGCAGTCCGATCTGCCGCTTTCATCACGGTAGATTCAAGTAACTTACCAAGAGCAGTAGAAACTGCAGAATTGTTACCAGTCCTAGCACCGATAGAATTACTAAGCCCAGCAGTGAGACCTGGAATTTGCCCACCAGCTTGTGTAAAAATGCTCTTAAGCACGTCATTATAGTTAGTTCCTTGAAGATTGCCAAGGATACCAGATAATGCACTGGTGTCAGAAGTGGTAGTGCTGGAAGATTTCTGACCCCCAAGTAAATCAAGCAAGGCTGAAACACCTTGCAATCCACTATTATCAACTCCAACACGTTTTGGATCAGCCATGTTAACTCCTGAATTTCATCAATTTTGAAGGAATAACGGGGAAATGTGCATGTAGAATCCCCCAGTCCCTAATCCAAATCCTGTTGCTTGGATGATAGTTCCAGCAGCAGCAGGTCTTCCAAACTGAACATCTCCATTCGTAGAGAGATAGTAATAGTGCCCGAATGTAGTTCCACCAATTCCTGCAGAATACCCTTCAACTAGCACTACTTCTCCAAAGTCTCCAGCATTGATGCCAAGTGGATTGTTTACAATTCCGTGCGCAGGCTTTGTATTGTCTGTAGAATCCGCATATCTTCCTGCAATTTTTCCACTGCTGAGATAGAGATTGATCATCTTGCCATAAGCAAGCGTCACTCCATCTGCAAGAACATAAATCTTTCTGTGATTCTGAGTGAGCAATGTGGAGAGTTGATTCTGTGCAGACATTTCTGCCTGATCAAAACTCACATTCCCTGTTTGAACAGAAACGCCCTTTGCTAGGGCATTCATGGAAAGATAAAGTGGCTTGACTAATTCAAAGTCCTTATTCGGGAGGCCGGAGGGTAACTGAGGTAGCCCTGTAGTTATATTGAAGTCTGGCATGGCTTCACCTAGTAACTTCCATCATTACTAATGTATGCAATGAGAGTAGTTAAAGCAAACTGCCCTTGTACATAGAACGTATGATTTTTTCCCGTTGGAAGATCGAATCCGAATTCTGAATAAGGAAATGCTGTCTCTCTATTATATCCAACAACAGCAGTATCTAAAGTAGCCCCGTTGACACTTCTCCAGTTTGCAACTTTGGATCGCTCATCAACTGTAAGACCTTCAAGCTCGAGTGTATGAAGAGTGGCAAGTCTCGCTCGAGTGAATTGATTCTTTCCGATTGCAACCCATGAAACTGAATCATCATCTGGTGCTCGATAATCCATCACAGCGAGTTTCACTTCTCCTGTATTTAACAAGAAAGCTACACTCTGCCTCGGGTAGGTTAATGCTCCACCTTGAATGATTGTGCTATCATAAGGGGTAGTGCCCAAATCATCGTAGGATACATCCAAAAGCATATCGTAAGTGAGAGGAGCATCTTCAGTCCCGTATGAATAACTAAATGCGTCAACGTGTTTAATCCTACACTTTCCCCAACGTTGGAGAGAAGCATCATAGATTAACGCAAACGAATAGATTCCAGGGTAGCTACCATAAGAAACCACCAGAAATCGCTGCCCACAATAAGTGACTTTTGTGAAGAACTCCAAAGACACTGCGCCTGCAGAGAACTCCATACTATCTGGGTTGAACGTTTCAAGATATCTTCCACCGAGAAGATCGGTAACATCTGGGAAGACTGATTCTGCTGCATTAAGCGTGAGACGTTGCATACCACCTGTTGTGTACGCGTAGAGTCCGCCAAGGTTGCCCTCAACTGCAGCTTGTTCATACCCTTCAATTCCTCCAGCATTTGAGATTGCTTTGAAAATCCAAGGTGATGCAAAATTGTTTGCATTGTAGAAAGCAGCAATTGCATTCTTCGTAGTGAAGATAATGAAGCCGCCTGACATCGGAATGATAGCTGTAATTGGTCCTTGAATGTCTTCTGGAATTTGATTCCCTGCACCAGTTACTTCACCATTGGCATACGGCTGAAAATCAAATGCCGTACCAGAAAATGGTGCCCAGTAAACGGTGAGGCCGGACCAAACGAGAAGATATCCATTAGAAGAGCTAACTCCACCAACCTTTCCAACTGCCGTGATTCGAGCAGGATCAATTAAGTTCTGAATCAATCCTGCAGCAGGTACTTCAATCTTTACTCGTTCCAGCTGAGGAACAGCAGAATTCCAGAAGTAAATACTCCCATCCGCAGTTTGAGTTGGACCAGGAACATTAGTGAGTGCTAGATTTGAGTACGCAACGAATGTTTTCCCGTCAACATACGCACGTGAAACTTTCGCCGTTGCTGGAGTGTCAGTTGATGTTGTAGAGAGGGTGAGACTTGGGACTTCTGCTGCCCACATTGTTGCGAGTTGCTGGTCGTTCCAAAGTCCGGCAAGTTTGTCGTAGCGGTAGTTCTTTCCTTTGCTAGGAGAAAACAAGACTGTGTTCTCGTCTGCGTCTCGGAGTGGGAAGATTTGATCGAAATCGTCGTTGACAGTAGGATTGATGATTCGATGGTAGCTGACACTTTTCACTCCGTTTGCAACAGGAACGAAATTTTCTCCAGCAAGGATTTGCGGGATGTCATAATCCAGATTTTCTTCACTGCCTTGATAAGCACGAAAAGTTCTAGTCGTCAGATCGGCTGCAGGAATAATTACAGCTCTCTGAGCCCACTGAGAAACTAGAGGGAATCGTGCATTTCCAAGAGCAATCTTATATCGCTGGATGGCCATTGCAATTCCTACATTGGGAGGCGGACCATTTCCGGCAGGACAGAATAAGTTACTTTCAACTGGTCTCCTGGCATGAGAGTGAAAATGTTCGCTACAGGAAGATTATTGGCTGCACCGATATTAGTAGTTGCAGCCCCGCGTTTGAATTCAATGAGTGAAATAGTTCCAGAACGTACAATGATCTGCTCAAGGAAATCAGTAGCATTTGTGTACGTGTACGGGCTTGCACCTACCGTAATTGGGGCCGGAGCCACAACAGGATTTGCCCATTCACGAGGAGCAAAATTCCCGAAGGTTGCAAGATTTACATTATACTTCCGCTTGATTGTATTCTGATTCGTTCCTGCACCGGCATCCGTAATTGCTCCACCTGCTGCAAATGCTGAATATTCAATATCTTCTGCCAAGCATTGAGTACTAGTTGCATCAAAGACTAAATCTTGACAACGAACGTTCCTAATCCGTGCACGCTTTGCACCAACGTTATTAATTTTCTTAGAGAAATACCCACCCTCAATGATCGTTCCAACACCCTGATTCAACACATCTTCTGTAGTGTTGACTTCACAAGCAATGCCAATGATTCTTGTTCCTTTTGCAAGAGTTCCAATTGCTACGCCACGAACTGCATTTCCTTCAGAGGTTCCACCAATCACAGTGTTGAAATCAGCTTCAACAAAACTCAATCCATTCCCCAATACACCTTCCATGATTGGATTGAAGAGGATATTTGCAGTCGATGCCAGGCCACCAAGAGAATCAAAAACGATTCCATTCACTGGCTTCGTTACCATCCCAGGATCAGAATTAACAGAACATTCTGGCTTATCAAACTCGCAGCAAACTAAGAGTTTGCATTCAATCGCTGCAGTAATTGATTCACGTCCACGAATGGGACCAAACTTTGCATGAGAAACTTTAGTGAAGGTAGCATTGAAGTTTGCAGCTGCATTTCCAGTGAGAATCCAAGAACCCTGCATTTCAAAACCGTACACCCACGCTGCAGTGCCATCAACATTAATGGAAGGACCAACTCCAGTGCAAGCAATTTCAACTTGTCCAACTGCACTCAGAACAAGGTGACTAACATTCCAGTTCGGAGACGCAGAGATTGTATATTTCGGCTTAGTGAAAAGAATTTCTGCAGGCTTTCCTAAAGCTGCTGCCCAAGCTGCTGCATTTGCAAATGGTGTAGTGTCGTCATTAATTCCACCAAGAGCACCAAAATCTTCAATAGAACGCCGTTCACGTCCTTTAGATTGATTGGTCCGCGGAACTGCACCAGTAACGTCAGAAATGAATCCAACGATATTACTACCACCAGAAGCAGCAAGAGCTGCAGCTAATGCAGCAGAATTATCTCCTGCTCCAATCCCGGCCAAAATTGCTGCAAGTTCCGCCTCGAACCCAGCTAATGCAACTTGCAAATCATTGGTGAAGGATTTGAGAGTTCGGAACTCGGGGGCCGCAGATGCAACTGCTTTATCCCCAGTTGGTTGTGAGATATCTTGAGCATTAGGAACGTAGGCCATATTATTCCTTAGATTTTAACCGTCAAGTGAGACTCAACAAGCATTTGTTTAAACGCTTCGATTTGAGTGATATTCACTTGTTGTGCAATTTCTTGGTATCCAGATCGCATCCAAACGATTGCTGCAGCCCACATTGCTAAATCTTCTTTGTATAAATCTGCAATCCAAGAAGCGTATGCAATAGGGCCAGCAACTACTGGATTCTGGAAATAGTAAAACTGGAGTTTTCCAGTGTTAGTAATGCTACGGATTCGGAGAGTGTTTCCAAGTAGAGTATAGACACTTCTCTTCAAACATCCTTCATTGTCCCAGAAATTTTTGTAGTCATCCACATACTCTAGAAACTCTACAGGAATCAACGAAGTTGCATCTAGAGACTGCAATGAATTCGGAGTTCGAAGATTACTGGTGAGAGTGTAGATATTTGGGATGTCTACAAAAATTTGCCCACTTGTGTAGGGAGTATAAGTCAGTGGAATATTTGCTTGGTCACGGGAAAAGAAATCAACTTGGTGAGCACGAAGAGTAGCCATGCGAATTGCAGTGTTAGTCAATTCCACCAGCTCAGGTCGCTTGGTGTAGATATTGACTTGCGCTTGCATATCTGCAAAAGTCGTCATGGCTACTTCTCTCTTTTACTGCTTAGCCGAGTTTCCTGCTGCAACTTCAACTTCAGTTGCTACAACAGGTTTCTCTTTCTGATGTGCAGCAACTTGAGCAAGTAATGCTGCAGCCGCCGGCGATTTAGTATTTTGGGTATTCAAGTTTGCAGCGTTTCCTGCAGGTTGTGCAACTTCTAAAGCTGCTTCAACTGCTTCAGTGTGAATTGGGCTTCCTGGCCGGCGAGAGTAAACTAGCGACCCAGGACGATCTACGATGGCGTTCAGAAATTCTAGAATCGCCGGATTCTTGGTAGAATACTGGCCGCCAACATACCTGATTTCTGCACCATCAGGAAGGTAACTTACAGCACCTGCAACCTGATGATAGAACACCTTTACATCAGGATCTTTCAGATTTGCATCTGCAGCTACAACTTCACCAGAACGGATTACTTTCTCGTCCCGAGTGTAATTCATCGAATTGAGCATCGCGTCTTCTCCAAAAGTTTCTAGAAACGAGACCATTTAACCTTGCACAAGCAAGAACAACCCGGTCCGATAGGTTGCAAGTTGACCAAAGATTGTAGCATCCGCAGGGGGAACTGCAGAAATTACACCAGCAGTCACTGGATAAACGTTTCCGTTAATCGTGATGCTAGTAATACTCAGAGGGAGTTGAAAGTCAGTATTTCCGTTTGCAAGATTGGTTTTTACAACTCCATCAGGATTGGGTCCTTTGGAGTAAGGTGAAACTAAATCAGTCGCTTCCGCAGCGGTGCAAGTAATAAGGCCACTAGCAGGAGCCAAAACCCCACTAGTGACCAAAGTGATTGAACCAACATTGGAAGGACAACGAACGGTTGCCATTGTCCTATCCTTTCTTACAACGGTTGAACTTCTTTCACCGTGACTTCACGTTGACCGTAAACAGTGAAGAATTCAGACTCCCCCTTTTTCAAGACATGATGCTGAACTTCTACACCGTCATCCGTCACAACAACATCAACTTCCCAGCTTGCGTGTTCCGGACAATCAACTTTTACCGTAGTAGTCATTCAACCTCTCCTTAACCAGCCGCAGCCGCAGTGAAATTGTAGATCACTGAAAATGCAAACGGGTTCTTGATGAGATTGGTAAGTTCCGTAGTAAGAGTGCCACCTTGTGCATCAACACCGTTATCGACCCGTGCACCATCTTCATTGTATTCAACGTTGCTAGTGCGACGCAGATACGCAAGAGAGAATGCATTCAGATCAACAACAACTGCCATCTTTGCCCAGGTGCTCGTGTTTCCATAAGCATTGAACAGCGGATGTGCAATCATTTCAAACACACCACGAGGAGTGCGAATGGTATTGATTTGCAGGCCCCATGAAGTTGTCGTGGTTTCAATCATGTACGTGGAATTCAACCGTGCAATATTGGTAATCACACGTTGAGCAACACCACCAACAAACATGGTGCGAATATTTCCACTCTTCGGATCAGTCACAGTCTGCAGAGTCGGATCAAGTGCAGCTTCAAATTGAGTCCAATTGGTGGTTGCACCAAGAGTAACAATCTGAGTAGGAGCAGTTGCAGTCACACGTGCAATGATACCTTCCTGAGTATGGAAAGGTTGACCATTGCGAGTTCCGATGAACTTCTGACCGAAGAACAGGGACTTCTCAATTGCGAGAGCGTGTAAAGAAGCACAATCACTGCGCGACTCTGCAACCATTCCATCACCAGCAATCATCGGCATTGCAGCAAGAGTTTTGCTAACTGCCCAAGAATTGCGGAAGATTTGAGTGTAGTTCACATAACGTACTGCAATGATTGCAACTGCTTGCGGACGGATCGAACCTTCTTCAAACGCATTACCGATTGAATAGAGTGAGACCGTATCTGCAATCGCAGCCGCTGCAACAGTACCAACTCCACGCTGAACAACTAATTGAGTCGAACTCGGAACCGAAGTAACGAGAACAACTTCACCAGTTGAATCTGCACGAAGCAGGTCACCAATTACAAGATCAGCAGTAGATTGAACAGTGAAAACAGTGACAGTACCGTCAGCAATTGCACCGTTGATAACGGCTAACGGGAAAATCATCGTCTTCGTGAAATACCCGTGTTCAATATTCAGTGCAGTTTCATCTTTCAGAAGTGCAGTGAGTGCGAACAGAGGGGCGGAGCCATTAGGCATCAGTCGAGTAATCATTGCAGAGAATGATTTACGCGCCAAATCCTGTGGCAGGTTTGCAGTAGAGATAAGACCGACAGCCATTTTGGCTCCTTAAGTTTAAAAAGAGAAAAGAAAACTAGTGTGCAGCTTGTTGATCACCATCAGCAAACATCATCCAATCCATTTCTGCAGGAACATTCTTGTTTTGTTCTTGTTTCTGTCCAGAACTCATGAGACCAGTGAACTGAGTAAACATTTCAACTGCCTTGGAATGAACTTCATCTGCTGACATTTTCGGATTTGCTTCTGCAATTTGGCGAGAAACAGTAGAAAGAAGTGCCTTTCCAACTGGGTGCTTTAATGCAGGATTGTCAACATTCTGATTCCGAAGCGAGTAATCACGCAGTCGCGAATCCATATCACCACTAAAACGTTCGATTCCAGTTGAGAATCCTTTTTCAACCATGCCATGACTCATTTGAACAGAAGAGCTCACAGCATTGCGAGTTACTGCATTCAAGAGTTCAAAGAGAGATGCTTGATCGCCAGCAAGTGCTTTGGATGCCAACTCCGGATTCACTCCTTGCGTGAAATCAATCCCGCCAACAGCTTTGGAAACTGCATCAGGCGTGAAAGCATCACCAAAGAGGCCCTTGGATTGAGTTGCTTGTTTATTTTGGCGGGATTCCAGAACTTCCTTGCTAGGAGTCATCAATGCCATGAATGGGTCAAGCGGATTGGTGACATCCACTTGAGAGTTCTGATTGCGATCTTGCTGACCTTGAGCAGGACCCCCAGAACCATTTCCATTGTTTGGTTGTTGATTATTTTGATTATTCTGCGGTGCACCTTGTTGAGAATTTTGATTGTTCTGTGGTTGCTGTTGATTTTGATTATTCTGTGGAGCTTGACCAAAACCGAGGGAATTGAAAACACCAGGGAGGAATGCCATGATTTATTCTCCAGTAAGTTCAGATTGAGGAATAACAAGTTCGTCCATGAGTTCTTCAAGGACTACGAGCTTAGCTTTGACTCTCTCCAGATTGAGGAAATTCACCTCATAACTAACTTCTGGATCGAACTCAAAACTCACTACCATTTCTGCATAGTCTGCAACTTTATTTTGCAGGTACGCTTGATTGTAAATATTAATACACCTACCTGCGTTAAGCTCTCCTTGTTCTAGATGAAGTTTTGAAAATCTACTACCCATTGGTCTCGGCATTATTGTACTCCGGGTCCTGCATCACCACCAGGTTCTGGAGGAGTTGCATTTTGTGCCATTGATGTTGCTTGGAATTGTTGAAGGAACTGTTGTTGCTGTTGGGGGTTGCGTTTGAAGTCTTTGAGCCAGCTTCCTCCTTTGAGTTGTGTCCAGTAAATAAACATTCCAACAATATCGTACTCAGTCATGAGAACTGGCATTGCTTGCGCGGTTTGCAAAAACACTGTCATCAGGTCCGGACTGAGGATTTTATCCATAGGCAACATTCCATCTGTCACCTTGAAATTCAACATCGAATCTCGAAGTTTGACAGGGTCAACATTGACTACAGTTTCATTGCCTCGATTGAAAATCGGACCAGGTTGTTGATTGAGTAAGACATTAGTCTTCAGAATTTCCTTCACAGGAGTCATGAATTGGTGCTCAATCGTAATGCTCGAGAGCTGTTGCCTAGCAGAACTATTCTGCATCGTAGTATCAAATTCTGTCTTGGTTTTATTGCCCTTCTGGAACTGACCACGATCAACTTTGTTCTGCCCAGATGCTACATCTGCCATCCCAGAAATCATTTCTGACATCTGGAGATTGGTTCCCATGTTGTCTTCACGGTAAGGAATTTGATACAGCGCTTTGCCAATGTCTTCTCCCTTGAATTGTGAAGCATTACGGAGAGGAATGCGAGCTACTGCTGCTGCAGGATCGATATCTTCCTTGTTGATGAACTTTGCATTGTAAACAAGCCGGTCAAAGACCAACCTGCGCTTCGATTCCAAAGAAATATTCCAAAGTGCACTGGACATATCTTGGAAGGGAAGAGATGTATCCAGCATTGACTGCGTTTGATATCCTAACCCATCTTCATTTGGCTGCATGATCAAGACAGGGAGATAATCATTTGCGGTGATGATTTCTTCTACATAGATTACATACGTCCAATTGACAATGATACCAAAGTACATTGTTGGAATGTTTGCACCTGACCCACCCTTTCCAAAGTCTGCAGGACAGGCCCGGCAAACAAAATAGGTGACCAAGTAATAGTTTTTGTAATCAATTGCGTTGTTCGGGTTGTCTGCTCCACCAGAAATCCCAGCCCATTGCAACCAGTTCATTCCAAAGTAGGCAAATCTACCTTGTTGCATGAATGGGTTAATCATTGGAACGTAATAGTCTGTGGCAGAATAGCCATTTCCATTAATGCCGGCCCAACCAGATTCGTAAGCTTCTTTGAGATTGGTTGTTTTACTTGGATCAAGAGATTGCACAAACCGTTTGAAGGTCATGCGATTCATGATCTTGTTCCAACCGAATGCTTCCCCCTCTTCGTGATACTTGCTTGGATCGATAGAAAGATCCATAAAGCAATTGTATGGATCGAGAGATTCAATACAGTTGCCACCAACTGTTTGATTCTTTAACTGAGCGACTCCTGCAGTGTTTGGTGAGGTTGAAGTTGTCACCTTTTGCACTTGCTGTTTCTTCCAATGTACAAAAGCGGGGCCCCAGTTGTACTTGAACCCATTACGGAAGACTTTGATTAACTCACGAGCCCAACCGTAACGGATTGAATGTTCTCCAAACACTGCCTCGAATTGAATTGCAGCTTCCTCGTTTGCAGGATCAGCAAAGATTCCAAAGATTGGGAAAGAAGTAAGATAGACACCAGCCTGATAAGCGACTGCAGATTCAACCTGCGGCATTACAACAGGAACTGTGATGTCTTGGATTTTCCGCTTGGCGCTTCCAGCAATGAATTTTTGATAGTCTCGCAACTTTGCTGCAGTTTGATCTAGCTGCATTTGATAAGCACGATCACGAAACTCGAGCAGAGAACGAAAATCTCCAATAACTTGTTGCGAATTTTCTGCAAATCTACGAGCATATTGGAGGAAAGTAGTTCTCTGTGCAATAGTGAGAGTAGAAACTAGGGGAGAAGAAACATCTGGTGAACTCCTAGAGGGTGTAAAAGGCTGGGCCGGAGCTTTACCACCTTGCACCCAAGAAAGAGTTCCACGAGCTGAAGCAGGATTAGTAGCCATTTGGGATTAATTTGGGAGTTGAGGGCTTGGGAAGTTAGAAAGACATTTCAATTTCGTCAGAGTGGGCTGCTTTGACTGTGTTTGAATCGTCAATATTAAACAGGTCTCGGATTAAAGTTTCTCCGTGGTGTTGAATGATTTCTTCGACATAACCAATTGGATCGATGATATCATCTGTATTGTTCACCTTTAGTGGATTCCAGTCTACGATTTGACTAATGACTAGTGAACGCACATTGGGGTGGAGATAGATTTCACCAGCTAGAACTTTCACTAAGCCTTTTTTGATACGATTATTTTTAGCTTGTCCTTTTGGACTAAGTTCGACAAAATTGAAACCGCTAATTCCTTCGTCTTCACAGTATTTATCGAACCAGAAGAGAAGGGTACTTTGGTAAGCCACTCCCTCAACTGCGATGGTTCTAGTGTTTCTACGTAAACCGAGACTGATCGCATTCTTAATTGTTTCAAGAGGTGTGAAGGTACCATAGATGAGCTCATCAAATACCGCCTTTCCATCCATTAGTTCGTAGTGAGAGATGGTACAATCATCCCCAGATTTCTTACCGCTTGAAGGATCGATCACAATGAAACTACCTTCTCCAGCATCAACCGAAAGAAGATATTCTGGCATGTCTGGGATTTTCGTTATATCAATCCCACTAGCAAGAGCAACATCTGTAGAATTCAGTACTTCAGCAATGAAAACCTCAGGGTGCCCCATGTTTGTGTCAGACTCATACTCGTCTAAGAGTTCTTGAACTGGTCTGAGCTCTTCCCAAAGTGATTCACCCTCTGCAGTAATCCCACCAACAATGAGAGAAGTCCACTGGTTGTTATTCTTTAGCTTCTCGAGGATCGAATTCTGTGGATACATGTTGCCAACAAAGATATAAGTACAACCAAATGGGCTTCGCGCCTTCATCAGCGTGGAGAGCATCCAAGTCAGCAATGCATCAGCAAGTTCTTTATTCGGTGCATCTTCTCTTTCCTGTACGTCATCCATGATGATGACATCAGGGCGCTTATTCTTTCTATTAATTCCTCGAACGGAAGTGCCAGCACCTGCGGCCCAAAGAATAATCTCCCTACCGCGAAAATGGAAGACCTTCGTTACTTGATTGTTCTCATCAATGTTTGCATCCCAATGACCAAAAACTCTCCGGATTCCACTTCCAGAGAGCATGTCACAGATGTCAGAGAGAATGTTTACTGCTTTCTTTTCACTGGCTCCGATGATAAGGATGAATTGTTTGTGAGAAAAGAGGATGTACCAGACGCATGTAATTTTAATAAATGTAGTTTTAGCAAATCCCCGTGGAATGCCAATAGCAAACCTTTCAACTTTCTCTTTAAATGATGTGAGCAGCGTGAACAGTACAAGGTAGAATGCAGGGAAGTTGAACAAGAAGTCTCCTGGCATGCTAAGCATTGCCAAGAAATTGAAATCTCGTTTTGCGACTTCAGAGACTTGTTCAGTCTTGAAGGCAACTTCTTCTTGTGTGACACTCATTGTGCTCACAGAATGTTAGAAACATCCATGTCTTGCCGGATGAGTTTGGGAAGTTTCCGCACCGGCTTATTTTCTAGAACCTCCAAGACTCCTGCAGCTCGTTCAACTTTCGTGATTCCTGGAAGTTGCATGGATTTCCGGCCGGAAGTTTCTCCCCTGCGTGCTGCAAGGATTTCATCCAGTTTCGTAGCAGTAGCAGAAACCATACTCTTTCCTTCCACTTCCACAATCTCCTGTTTTCCATTCACAAGATACTGAGGAATAAGATTCACATTCAACTGGAGATTCACAACAGTCCCAATCTGTGCAGCTCCACGATTGACACTAGTATCCTTCCTACGCTTTGCTTTGTTCAGAACTGCGAAAGCTTGCAAAGATTGCTGCAAATTTGCCAGAGGAGCTTTAGCTTCAATCCTCTCCAGAAAAGTTGCTTCTACTGCATCAATCTTATGATCGAACTCTATGTCCTCTGCAGCTTGCTGAACTTTCTTCCCTTCAAGTTCGCTTGCAAAGTCTTCGTTACTCAAAAGCTGGCTGACATATGAATCGGACACTCCAAGAGCGCTCGCCACTTGGGTGCTGTTTAATCCTTGCGCTAGCATTTCCAAAATCTGGTCTCGGGCGGCCATGCGTGCTCCTTCACTTTCTAATTCACTCACTCTATAATAGACTCTAGTAGGAAATTAGAAATATCACGAATTCACTGGCATGAAAAAATTTTAGATTTTTTGGGGAGATGTCATATAGGATTTCCGCTTTCCTCCCCCTAAAAAGGCCCCTCCCCCACTTCGTAGTTTGTTTTGCTGAGTGAGAGTAAGTGTCATATGGTGAGTGTGGATAACGTGTGGATAATGTGTGAGTGCTGTTACATTGTAAAGATGTAGATAGCACTTGCAAGATTGAATGGGTGTGCTATAGTTGAGTCATTGATAACTACTGAGTGAGTGCAGCATGGTTTCTATCTGGCATATCGACTTCCCTGACTACGAATTGCGACTTGCAATGATGTCACAACAGGCAATGGTATGGATGCATTTTGGTTGCGATTTACACCTTGTGTGAGTAAAGAATAGAGAATACATACCTAGGGCACTATATTGGTGCCTTAAAATGTATTTTCCCGCATGTGTGATACAATAAATCACACGATCTTTTGTTCCCTCAACTCTTTGGAGATTACAATGGCTATTCGTGTTCACACTTCTATCATTTCCGCCGCCGCGATTGTTGCGGTTGGGGAAAAGCTGGTTTCCGCAAAGTGGAATGAAACAACGAAGCAATCGAAGAGAGAAGTTGCTGTTGTTCTTCCGATGGAAAATCTCGTTGCACCAGAAGTTCCTGAGAGTTTCCGCGCTTTGGTGGAATCTGCTCTCTTGTCTCAAGCTGAAGCAACTCTCAAGACTTTCTGCGCTGAAAATCCCAACAGTTTCGAGATCGATGAAACGATGTTCGATCGGCCGAATTTGGTCGAGAGTTTCATGAATCGCGGTTCGTTGTGGCTCGGCAAGAAAGATTTGGAGATTGCATTTACCAGTTCGGCGACTTGGAAGCGAATTGCTTCTCGGCCGGAATTCAGTTCAAACAAAACATATCAAATGGTTGCAAATCGATTCAAGGAAACAATTCTCAAATTGTCTGGAAAAGCAACTGTGATTTCTCCTGATGATTGCGATGCGATTCTGTCGAAGATCGAAGATTCCGATCTGGAAACTCAGTTCGGAGAATTCGTTGTCAGTCGACTGGAATCGATGAAGAACCGAAAACAAGAAAAGATTGACTTCGATTCTCTCTGAGATTCCACTATTCGAGCCAGTTTAATCGCTGGCTTTCTAGTGCAATTTCGCACTAATTGGAGATTTTATGTACGAAATCTATTTCGACAATTCTGAAATCATTGATGCTACTGGAATTCGTATGTGTCTCTGTCCAGATTTTCAATCAGCCATTGCAGTTTACGATTCTCTCACTCGTCGATTCTGTTGTGTCAATCTCTACGATTCTAAAGGCGATTTGATTCGTAAGCACACAAATTTGTAATTTCCAATTCCCTCCGACCCGTAACGTGTAACACGTACCAGATTCCCCCTCCCCTCCCTCTGGCCCTCTTAACCCCTCACCTATTCTTTCCTATCTATTCCCCTATCTCTCTATTAGTCTATCTATCCTCTACACTGATTTTAAAGAGTTTTAATTCTTTGTTTGTATGAATCTCTTTAAAATCAAAGTACCCCCTCAAAAAATCCAACGCACTATGAGGGATACCATCCTAATACAGAGAACACACATAGGAAGGATGGAATAGGGAAGAGGGGAATAAGAACACAACAATACATGACAGGGAAGGGGAGGAGTAAGGAGCACACCCCCATTTCGGTACGTGTTCCGTGTTACAGGTCAATCAGTAAAGGAAACTACAATGAATGACACAGACATTAATGACTATGATTTTAATCCAGACTATTTTGTTCCGAAAATGGTTGATCGAAGTCTTGATATTTCCATCCTTCGTGACTTACCTGAGATTGTGAAATCAACCTGCAAGAAACTTCATTCTGAAGGCTGGAGGTTCTACTTTGTCAAACAACAAAGAGGCAGATGCTATTATCGTGCCAAAGTAATCACATTGCCATCTTGGGCAATGAAAAGAGAAAGAACATATAAAGCCTGGTATGTAGCACATGAGTGTAGTCATGCATTGGTGGAAAGAGAAATCAGTAGAATTAGGCCGCATGGAATTGAATTCATGGAGCAACTGAAACTCATTTGCCCAAGTGAGTGCATCATTCACGAACTAGAATACAAACCACGTAATGCAGCAATGGCAGGAATCGGACAAAAGAAATACACATTCGATGATCTTTGAATGTTAATCAACTATAGGAGTAAAGAACCATGAGAAATTATGACGATGATAACGACGATTATTATCTGCCATATACCTGCCGTCATGGATTAGAAGAATGTGAAGAATGTGATGACATGGATATTGATAAGTGTCTCAATTGTGGGCGATACAAAGCTAGTTCACAATTAGACAAGTATCAAGTTTGCAAATCTGGTTGCAGAAACCCAAACGAATACTAGTTAGTAATAGACTCCTAGCCCTATTGACATGGGGCTAGTGTTCTGTTACTCTGGTACGATTTTTCTTGGTGTTTTACGTAATTTGGACATAGCCGGCCGGGCCGGCGTGGCAAATGAACTTCTAAGATGAAAGGAACTACTATGGAAACAACTTGGCTTGAATGGTTCGCACTGCTAGCATTGACTCTCATTGCATGCTGTGCGGTTTTGTGTGATGTTTATTTTAAGGAGAGAAAGAATGACTAGTCCTGTTCTCAATCCTGGTATTCTCCTAGAGAATGCAAGACTAGGAAACACCTACCAAGTCCACGATCTTACAAGCTACTGGCATGGTAGCTTTGGAAAGTGTATCGCAATCCACGCAGATAGGAGGTTAATCACGTTACACGTAGATGGAGCACATCCGATTAACGTCAAGCCTGAAGAAATCAGATTCATTAACCAGACAGGAGAATAGCTATGATCGAAGCACCACAAATCACCACACAACAAATTCGTGATGCAATCATTGCACGACACAATGAAGAAATGCAGGACTGCAACCCAGATTTCATAGATCACACAATCAACAAACAAGGACGAGAAGTGCATGTGAAATTCAAATACTTCAAAGCACTCGAATGGAATGGTGAATTCACATATAACTACAAAAACTTTGATGGAAGGATTTGGTCATGAATCGAATCATTCAATCCTACTTTCTCCTTCGTAAACAAGGACATCGACCAGTCGATGCATGGTTTTATGCAACACACTACACGATTAACGAGTTTGGTATTGGCAAGTATCATGATAGCAGGCTGTGCTAGCACAACTAACTTGCCGCCAACAAATCAACAGCCTAAAAAGGAAATGGAAACTTCTAAGGCTGTTGCAGATGTGATTCAATCAATCATCTTAAAAGGACTAATCCGATGAAGTTTAGTATTGCTAGCTGGAATCCATTTGCTTGGTTGAAACAAGAACCAATGACAGCCAATCAAATTCGACTCTATGATATTGGTCAGGCTGTAGCTGATCTGGATGAAGAAATCATGGAGTCTGAACTGAATCGAATCGTTCTCGAACACGAAAGGGCAGGACTGATTGCACAGAAGAACTTCATCCTGGAAGGTGAACCTGATGAGTATAAGAATCAAACGAACTTGAGAAAATTCATTCAATCCTAGAAATTCCTGCTACCTTGCCAGAAGAAATCACAATCTTCTGGTAATCAGCAGCAATTTTGCTGTGAAAGTGAGGTGCTAATGTCTGCACTAATCCACACATCACCACCATTCGATTCCATCATAAAAACAATCTACTGTCAGAACAGTGGAGTCGTTCTTGGAAATCTCGAATGTAAAATCTTCGAGGGTCAACTAGCCTACATGGAGGCACATTCAGATGCAGTTTATCTCCATCCTTTCTACAGACTTTCTTCAATCGTTCTCATCAAAAAATTAGAAGATTGTCTCCATTGGTTTCAAAATCAAGGTTGGGTTGGAACTAACGCAGAGCAACTACGCCTGCGGCTTCTCGTTTCAGCAACCATGTTTCACCTAGACTCAATAAAACAAGATCGAGCAACTCTTCCAGCCTTTCCAATTGCAGCCGCTAGTGCAGGTCGATTGCTTGGCCTGACTAAGTGGTTTTTCTATCTCTCCAGTAAAAGGCTGCAATTTCCCCTCTATTCCATTTCCGGCTTGAATGAAAACATCCAATGGGAAAACTTCAAACATTGGATTGATAGCGCATACGAAATTCGACATCTTTGGGCAACTAAATCCAAAGAGTACCAACGTGAAGCTGAACAACGTGCAATGGAGGAATCCCTCCGGGAGATCAAATCAGAACACGTATTCAAAAGGATTGACACTAGGAAAGTATGGAATTGGATTAGCCTGCAATTGGAAGACAACGTGCCTCCGGGCAGGATTGAAACGTTTCGTAATCTCTTCCTCAATGGTGATACAGAGGCATCGGAATGGACCATTGATGACGTCGATGATCTACGGGAAGCGATTGTTAAATTCGTTGATCGCGGGAACGAAATCATGTTCTTTATCTCGAAACGACTGGATGGCATTGCAGCTATCATTCGGGATTTCTATTCCTCTTTCACTATTGTGAGCAGAGTGAGTGGAGGAAACTTCACGGATAGCCAGACACCAGAAGAAGCATTGTTCTACTCTGAATATGACAAAAAAGTGGAAGGACTAGTAGAACTACCGCCGGCCCCGAAACTGGAAAGTTTCCAAAGTCGCGTCCTTTTCTTGAAAGCGCAAGCACAATGGAACATTCTTGCGAAACGGTTCAAATATAAGCAAGATAGTCAGAATCAAGGAGGCCAAGATGGAATTGCCTCAGCTTGAGATTGAGAAAGTAGTCGAACACATTCATGAAAAGCTGTACTGGTATTTTGATAACATGCCAGAAGCAAACAAAGAACTTATTCGTAAAATCATCGAAGAACTCCTAACCTACTATGAACAAACTCAAACTCCAGGAACTCCTAGCCAAAGCGAAAGCAAACCACCAGCTGAGGAACTCCGCAATCCCTACGACGAGTAATTCTGGACTAAATGGCCACATTCCGGCCCCCGGTCTCACAACCCAAATAACTCGGCATGTTCTAACTGCTGATTCTTCATTCCACAAAACCATTCCAGGATTTGAATACAATGAACGGCAAATGGAAGCGATTGAACTCGCCATGCGTGCGAAGTCATTTAACCTTATCGGAGCGGCTGGTACAGGCAAGACAACGACAACTAGAGAAGTTATCGGGCAACTGGTTAAACTTCCACACATTAGTCCGCTCCAAGAATCCACGAAGTGGCTCAGTAAAGAATCACCTGGCATCGTTGTCATTAGCTTCACTAACAAAGCTGTTAACAATCTCAAAAAGTTCCTTCCAGAAGAACTAAAACGACACTGCCTCACATATCACAAACTCCTCCAATACGAGCCAGTAATCTATGAACTCGAACCAGGAAATCCAGCAGGAAAGAAAACAATGCGCTTTGAACCATCGTTCACTGCGTCTAACCCTTTACCTCATATTTCTTGTATCATTGTGGAAGAGTCCTCAATGGTCGCTTCTGAACTCCACGATGTTCTACTCGATGCTTTGCCTAATCCTGCTGCTACTCAATTTATTTTCCTGGGTGATCTTAACCAACTTCCTCCAATTTTTGGCCCTAGCATTCTAGGATTCAAACTTCTTCAACTTCAAACGGTGGAACTTACCCATGTGTATCGTCAAGCCCTTGAAAGTCCGATCATTACACTTGCCCACAAAATCAGGGAGGGTAGAGGTTTTTCTGACTCGCGTGGGAGAAATTCATTGTCGATTGAAGGTTTCGTCGACGATCGAGGAGAACATGGAAAGGTCACAATCCACCCATGGAAAAAGAAACAAGAAAGTGGCAATGCGTGCAAGGTAGCACAGTTGTTTCTGATTAAGTTGATTCAATCAGGAAAATACAATGTCGACGAAGATATCATCCTTTGTCCGTTCAATAAATCCTTTGGAACTCTTGAACTCAATAAATCAATTGCAGACTATCTCGGGAAGCAGCGAGATGCTGAAGTGTTTGAAGTTATTGCACGCTACCAAAAATCATATTGGGCGGTTGGAGACAGAGTGCTTGTTGATCGAATGGAGGCTAAAATCACGAAGATCGAAGCTACTCCAGGCTATTCTGGTCCGATACCAGAAAGATCTTCAAAGACTCTTGATCGCTGGGGCCGTGATGCAGAATCTTATAAACCAGGAGATGAACTGAGTGCAGTAGATGCACACAATATTCTGGATTCTCTAGTTGTAGGAGGAAATGGTGATGGAGAAGAACAAACTAGGAATAGTGCAAGTCACACCATTACGATTGAGTTTATTGACACTGGAGCTAGTCGGTCCTTTTCAGACGCGGGAAACATTAACCAGATGCTTTTCTCGTATGTTCTCACAGTACATAAAGCTCAAGGCTCCGAGTGGAAGCGAGTATTCATACTTCTCCATTATTCACACAACTCAATGCTATCTCGCGAACTCCTTTATACTGCAGTTACCAGAGCGAGGCAAGAGCTATTCATCATTTGCGAGCCAGATAAGGGAGAAATCTATAATTCGATTACACGAGCAGCTAAAAGTCCTGAAATCCATGGAGTAACTTTGCAAGAGAAAGCACAATACTTCCTGAGAAAGAAGGAAACAATGGTCAAGAAAGGCCGAGTGAGTAAGTCTGATCAAGAAGAACTGGAGTATGAAGATGCTTAATAATGTGTGGAAATGGGTTGAAAAAGTCTTGGCTAGGTTTGATGACTACCAAATTCCAAGACCAATGCCACTTGATGGAAAGGATAGAACATGACACTCCGAACTGATGAACCAAGTGAAACAGAACTACTAAGGATCGAAGCCATGGCCTACATTAATTCTGCCCCAAATAATCGAGAGCGTGAATTGCGAAAGAGAGAAGCACACGGAATGCTCTACGGTTCTGGATATGATGTAAGTCTCTTTGACTATCTGAAAGCAGAAGCAGAAGGAAGAGCTAACCCCCTTGACACAGGCTCAAAGGCGTGAGAGACTACACATTCCCTCAATTCAGAGGGCTTTGCAAAACCCTAACCCTTTACAGGCAAAAACATGACACAAGCGGTATCTACCAAGTTCAATTTCAAGGCACGCAAGATTGAAGAAGAAGGAAAGGAGATCGGCAAGACTAAGAAACAACCTCCTTTGACCGTTGCACTTCCGCAACCAACTGTCGAAGAAATGGTTGCTTATCTTCAGCGTCCTGATCACACTGTCAAGGCAACGAAGAAGATTGAAGGCAAGGATGTAGAAGTTGATGAAGTTGTTGTTGACAAGGTCAAGCAACTCATTGTCGATGCAATTCAAGAAATCGTCCGAGACCAAGCCAAGGGCCAGCTGGATGAACTGATTGATTCTTTCGGTGCAGACGAAACCAAAGTCCTCACTGCAGAATCGATTGACTATGACAAGCTGAGTCTTGAATTCATTGCCAATCTGCCGCCTGCTCAACGTGGCGCACGTGCAATTCCTGAAGAAGATTGGAAAGCATTCTTCCAGGATTACATGCAAGTCATGGTTGCAGCTACTGGTAAGCCTGAAATGAAGATTAAGAACCATCTTGATCTGTTCCAAAAGCCCACGAAGGCAAAGCAAAACAAGGAAGCTCTGGCTGTTCTGGTCGATCAGTTGAATGTGTATATGACTGCGACTCAGAATCTGGATGACACTGCAGAATGTGTGCAACGTTTGCAGAACAAATTCCAGAAGTGGATCGACGAAGATGCCAAGCTGGATGTGAGCGCTCTGTAATTGGGTTGTGCTTCAACCGTGAACAGTCGGTACGTTAAGACAGGTTAGCTGAACTGAGCTGCACAATCGAACTTCCTGAGCATGAAGTAAAAAGGCTCACTAATTCCTAGGAGTAAACAATGTCGGAAATCATGGGAAGTGCAGCTCGTATGGGTTGTGAAAATCAAGCTCAAACGAACAATCCTGATCTAACTCTTCGTGAGGAGCTTGCAAATGATCGGGAGAAGCTGATTCAAGGGCTGAAAGAGTACGATGCACTTTGTGCTAAGTTGAGCTCCGATATGCTAGACATGAAGATGTCTGAGTGGCGTAAACTGAACCGATTCATCTAGGAGTGAATACATGATTGAACCCACAGTTGGTCGAGTTGTTTGGTTCCAGGTTAGTTCAGATGCAAAGGAGCTTCCTGCAATGGTGGTTGTTGTTAAGGAACCAAATATTGTCGATCTGGTTGTCTTTGGTGAACAAGGACTGCCAGTGACATATGAACCAGATGTTCCTCTGATGCAAGAAGAAAGTGATCCAAGTCATTTTACGACGAGGTACTGTCGGTGGATGCCGTATCAGATTGAAGCGGCAAAGAAAGAATAGATTTGGTCCCGCACTGCAGTGTAAGATGACCGACGTTCTGGTAGGCAGCGTTAAGTCTACCTAATTTTATTAAACTCATGACACCCTGTATAATCTCCCACTCTGGCAGAATTACGTATAAAACAGTAGACGGTGAAAGACACACCGCATACCGAGTTGTATATTGTGAGTTTAATAAAGTTTCGATTGAATCTATCAAAGGAAAA